GCATAGCCAGTAGCAAACAGTAAAGTCATTACATAAGCGATAGCAAACTTTTTCATGGTAATCCCCTTAAAATGGAACTTCGTTGTCGTTGTTGCGATTAACTTCTTTAGGATAAACCCCAGTATTCTGTGGTTTCCAGTTATCTTCCGACAAACTAATGAGCTGCCCTTTAGGGGTGTTCTTAGTCCAGCCAGCAATCTTGAGGGTTTGACCTGCTTTGTAATCCTCTGAGAGTAGCAGCGTACCCTTCCAGTCTGGAGCTTTCTCGTGCTTCTTATCTGTATTTTGAAATAAAACACCTTTGCCCATTTGAGCGATATGACCGTTTGACATGATTAACCCTTCCTTGAGTGTGCAATTTTTGCTAATAACTTGGCAGTTTGAGTGCCATCTAAAGACTTCATATAACCCGCATTACAATCCCGCAGCGCATTGTGCTTTTCTAGCTTCTGAGTATCAGATAGCTTGTCAGAGAAATAGATCCTTCTTGCTATCTCTACAAACCCATCCATCCAATCCTCGTTAGTTAAATACTCTGCGTAGGGTGCATCCTGGTTCGGTACAAATAAATCAATCTTCTTTATCCCAAACTGGTTCTTAGGGATCTCCTTGACTACTTCAGCATCAATCAGATCCTCCTTGATAGTTTCAATTGTTGTGGGAACAATCTCTACTTTTCCAAGATCTTTGGTCTGGGGTTCAAAGTCCTGTACTTCCTCTGGCGAGTAGAATCCAGTAACACTCCCTGGGAAAACTGATCTAATGCCTTCTGAAATACAACGGCTGCGCAGCATCGCTCTGGGGAACTTCTGCCATCCTGATCCAGGCTTGACCAAGCCGATTCGAGTTGCTTGCTCGATAGTCCAAGTAACCGCCAGCTCTCCTCCGTTAGGATGGCTGAAAACTCCTGTAACCTTTTCATCTGAGTAATCCTTCCAATCTACTTTTCCACCTGCGTTTTGAAAACGGGCAAGCATGGCATCTGCTTTCAATGCTGGTCTGCCCTGGATGATGTGAAAATCCCTAGCTGCCGTAGCAGGGTGCAAACCCTCTGCCTGAGCTACTGCCATGAGCGCTAGTACGCTATTCTTATCCTTCATGCCGAATAAACCACTAGCAGCAATTGCACCTGCCATCTGATCCATCTCGGTAAAGCTGACTATGTTAGACATGGATCATCTCCGCTAATGTTAAAACTGTATCAATGACTGCGGATGCAGCCATTACCCATATTGCTATATCAATTGAGTTCATTTGACTAAGAACCTCCGAGATCCTGGCTGCTCGATAACAAACTGCTCATAAATATCTGGCATAGCCTGTTTAAATAGATCGCTACTAAAGCGCTTGCTGCTCTTGGCTGACTTCCAGGTGACTAGGGTTTGACCATCTACAGTCATAATCTCCTGGCTTTCCCCCATGAGATTGCGTACAGCAACCTCTAGCTGCTCCTCTGTGCCTTCCAAGTGCTTGATCTGCTGCTTGACATCTCTAAGCTGCGCTATCGCTCTCTCGACCTGCTGAGTAGCTACTAGAGCTGCGCTGCTGCTTTGAGGGAATATGATCTTAGTTTGCTCGATGGTTTCCGCTGGTGGTAGAGTACCCGCCTGGCAATACCCCCAAACCCCTGCCATCTTCTTAATGAGATCTTCCTTCTCTGCTTCTGAGATATTGAACTCAAAAGTAACAAACTCATTACCTCCAAACACTACAGCCAGGAATATTCGCTCAATACCATGACAAGCAGCTTCATGCACTAGCTGCGAGTAATCTGCTACTGGTATGCGATTGCTATCAGTATCAAACTTATTGCGTACTGCTGCGTTGTAATTCTTAGCTTCGACTAGAGTTTTGCCATCAGCACTAATAAAATCAAAATGGCTGCGAAACCAATCATGGCTAGGGTGAGCAAGACTATAGTCAGCATCTTTTAGCTCCATCTTATGTTTATCTTGAAATAGCTTACCAACAACTGGCTGCATGATATGCCCGAACTGTACTGCTTCGTTATTAGATAGATCAGGGATCTCCTTCTTACCCTGCTTTTCTAAGATGACATCAACCATATTGCCATTGGCTACCTTCCTGCTATCTCCTGACCAGATGGCTGACCTTCTTACCTCTGGTGCAAAGTCTGCTTGATCGTTAGCCATGCTCACGCTCCCTTGCTTAGGATGTTGCAAAGTGCTAGTAAGTGATTAACTTGCTTGCGATAGAAATCTACCTGCTTAAGTAAGTCATCTACTTGATCCAAGCCCTGAGCAATGCCCTCATCCTGGCGCTGTATCAATGCCTTGAGCTGATCTACCTCTGAAGTATCAATCTTCTTTGGTCTGCCTGGTTTTCTTTTAACTGGGAAATCTAATGCTTTCATAGTGTTACTCCTTTAGTTAGGTTATCTGCCGAATGGAATTGTTGATAAGTCATCGAGATCTTCGGTAATCTCAATAATTGGTTCAAACCAAATAGCTTTCACACCGCAATAACTATCAGAATGTCGGTATGTATGGGCGTTGCTATAGAGTTTGTTGCCCGTTACTGGGCTAATAGAATGGTTCTTAGAACACTCAAGCGTTACTTGTCTTAAGTGTTTGCAGTCTTTGCAAAGTTTCATATTAAATACTCCGTTAGGTTATAGAGTTACAACAGTTAAGACTTTACTACATTATTTGCTTTATGTGCAAACTTTATTTTTTGGAGCTTCAAAATCTCCGCAAAGCTCATCCCTTGTAACAATGACGGCTGGTTTTCCTTCCTGGGGGATAACAACTTCACCGTACTGATTGATGTAATACGCATCTCCTTGCTCCTTCGCTTTATATAGGTTTTGTTGCTGCACTCTCTGATTCATTTCTAACCATTTCGCTGCATCTTTATCTGCTTGATTCATAATCATCTCCCTGTGGATAAGTCTGTGGATAACTTGTGGATAACTTTTAACAACTTGCATACATAGACTTCTATATAATATATATATAGTCTATCTTCTATACGATGTATATTCTTCGTAGAATATTCTCCTTCTATATCTATCTTTCTATTCTATTACTAAGAATATCTATCGTAAGTTCTACGACCAATGCCTAAAATTTAAGCAGGGGTTTTCAAATGGGGTTTGGGGTTTCAAAAACTCAGCAACAAAAAGACCAACAGCAAACCACCGACTACTGCTGCAATGTCAATCAATTGATCCCTGGTAAATAACGCCCTCGCCCACGCATGGGAATAGATGCGTTTGTTTAAAAAGATTTTGCGCTTGATGGTAAAGATGTCTTGATTTTTCATATCAATCTCCAAGAAAAAGTTAAAAAGTTAGGTAAAACAATCTTATAAAATGCTTTTAAAACGGTTTAAAACGATCTACAGCGGGTTTTTAAAGGTTAGGCAATACCTATGCAACACCTAACCCCTAAAAAGCGCTTAAAACAATGATCCTGCTTTTACTGTATAACGCCACGCATTAAAACTAAGAGCGGTAATTCCCTGCTTAGCGCATAAGTAACAGTAAGCGCTATATTTATCCCTGGCGCTCATGAGTAGATCACCTCTATATCTGAGCATAATTCCGTTAAATATTCGCAACTATCCGCTGTATCGTTATCTCTAAATTCCGCTACAGCATCATCCTTGCTAAACCCGCTATAGAGAATGAAGTATTCCAGGCATTGCGAATAGCTCACCTCTGAACCCTCTATAAAATATCTAGGCATAAATTCCTCCAGTAGTTAGGTAAACGATCATTAAATAATGATCCAGCAAGGCACTACCTAAGCAATGCCCTGCTAGTCAATACTTAAGCCGCTATCTGATTGCTAACAGCATCTAAACCGTTGATATAGTCAGCCGCCTTTTGCGCTAGAGCGCTGGCGTTAAAAATTGCTTTATTGTCATTTTTTAAGCAAGTTAGCCAATTGCCGATATAGTCAGCGTGCTGTAGATCGCCCTCTATACCATAATCAGCGCATAAAAATGCCGCACCCATCTCCGCTACTAATTCCTCGAAAGCGTAGGCGGTATCAGCAAAGCGCTTGCCCTTAGTACGATCTAAACGATGTGGCGCTCCGCTCCAGTGTGTCATCTCATGCAATGCTGTAGCGTAGTAATGCTTTTCAGATATAAAAGTATTCTTTTCGGGTAGCGTGATGCTGTCAGTAGATGGGCGATAAAAGGCACGCCCTCCGCCATGCGAGATCTGAGCGCCTGTTTTAATGATGCGATCCTCCAGGGCAGGGATCGGGTTAAAATCGGGTAATTGTGGCGCTGGTTTATCGTATTCGATGCCCTCGATTTGATCGAGATTGAAAACATAGTACGCCTTGAGCATTGCATAGGTATTGCTCTCAGGGTTAGGATCATTCGCTTTAATATCCTTTTTAGTCACTTGAGAATAGAAAACGATTTGCGTACCCTTTTCGCCCTTTTTAACATTGCCGCCCTTTTCTTGCCATTGCTTGAATGATCCCCAAATAGGTGAGCTGTAGCCGCTCATTCCTAGGATCAAGCGATTGACACCCTGGTATTCCTTGCCGCTGATAATGTTTTTATCCGCTCCGCCATTGCTACCCGCTTGCCATGGTTTGATCCAGGGCGCAATGCCTTGCTCTAGTTTAGCGATGATGTTATTAGTAACGCTATCGTAAACGCTTACTCTATTTGCTGTAGTCATTTTGAATTGCTCCGTTAGGTTAGGTTTAATCTCATAGTCATATAGACTATGTAATCATTATAACGGTATAACCTAAGCATAAGTAAACAAGTTTTATAAAATAAATTTCTATCGTTGTTTACAAATCAATAACTTTTAGCTATGATGCACTTACTATCATCTATAGTCTATATAGATATAGTTAGTATCATCTATATTCTATTGACTGTATAGGATCTTAGTAAGTAGATCTATATATGTATAGATAAGT